AAATAATAAAAAATATTAAAAATTTTAATAAAATTAATTGACGTTAAAGCAAATATATGTTATAATCATCTTATAGAGGTGATTATAATGAAATCCAAAGAAGTATTAGAATTATTACAAATAACAAGACCTACTCTAACAAAATATGTAAAAGAAGATTTAATAAAAGTAAATATTTTGCCTAATGGTAGATATGACTATGATAAAGATAGTGTATATAAATTGTTTAATAATGGCATAGAAAGAAAAACATATATTTATGCAAGGGTTTCTACTCCAAAACAAAAAGCTGATTTAGAAAACCAAATACAAATGTTAAAACAATTTTGTTTTAGCAATGGTTATTGTATATCAAAAATATTTTCAGATATAGCAAGTGGAATAAGTTTTGAAAAAAGAAAAGACTTTTTTAAAATGCTGGATGATGTAATTGCAGGCAAGGTAGAAAGAGTTGTAATAACTTATAAAGATAGATTAAGTAGAGTAGGTTTTGAATTATTTTATCATTTGTTTAAAAAATATAATTGTGAAATAGTTGTTATAAGTGAAGTTGGTTCTGAAAAATTAGATAGTGAAGAAATATTTGAAGAAATAATTAGTTTATTGCATTGTTATTCTATGAAATTATACTCTAAAAGAAAAGGACAAAAGATAAAAAAGATACTTGAAGAAAAGGAGGTGAATGAAGAAGATGAAAGTTAATAGAGTAGAAAGGCATATAATATATCCTAAAAATCCTTATTACAAGATGTTAGATGAATATTGTTTTAAATCTAAAAATCTTTATAATTTTGCAAATTATCAAATAAGACAAAAGTTTTGTAGTGAAAATAAATATATAACTTATAATCAAATGGATAAGTTACTAAAACAGGAAGGAATGGATTATGATTATAGGAATATGCCAACAGCACAGTCTGCACAACAAACATTAAGATTATTAGATAAGAATTGGAAGTCCTTCTTTAAAGCTATTAAAGATTGGAGTAAACATAAAGAGAAATATACAGGCAGACCTAAATTACCAAACTATTTACCTAAAAATGGAAGATATTCATTAATATTAACAAACATGAATTGTAAATTAAAAGATAATCAAATTTATTTTCCTAAATGTTTTAATGGTTTTGTATTGAATACAAAAGTAACTAATTTACAACAAGTTAGGATATTTCCAAGAAATAATCACATTATAATTGAAGTGGTATATCAAGTAGAAATTCCAAAACCAAAAGAAGATAATGTCAGATATATTAGTATTGATATTGGTTTAGATAACTTTGTAACCATAGGTAATAATATAAGTGCTTTACCTATAATACTGAATGGTAAGGGTCTAAAATCAATAAATCAATACTATAATAAACAAATAAGCTATTATCGTGAAGTTGCCAAAAGGATGAATAATCTTGATTATACTAAAAGAATGAACAAATTAACAGTTAAAAGAAACAATAAAATTAATGACTTTATTCATAAAGCGAGCAAATGGGTAGTAGATTATGCTTTAGCATTAGATGCAAACACAATAATTATAGGAAACAATAAAGATTGGAAACGAAAAAGTAAAATGAGTAAAAAGGTCAATCAATCTTTTGTAGGCATACCACATCAAGAATTTATAAATAAAATAGTTTATAAAGCAGAGAATGTAGGTATTAAAGTAATACTCACCGAAGAAAGTTATACAAGTGGAACATCATTTTTAGATGGTGAGTTACCAATAAAAGAGAATTATAATAAGAGCAGAAGAATATTTAGAGGATTATTTAGAAGCAATAAAGGTAAATTGATTAATGCAGATTTAAATGCTTCTTATCAAATAATAAGAAAAGTATTTCCTGAAGCGTTTGCAGAGGGAATAGAGGGTGTCGGGTTACACCCAATCAGAGTAAACATAGCTTGAAATATGTTGACTGATGAATCATTTTATTAAAATTTATAATGATTTTTATGAATTTTAATAAAATGGATAACCTATTACATTATTTTGGTTCACACATTACGGAGGATAAATGTTAACGCAAGCACAAGCGGCACGGTTAATTGGCGTAAGCCGGCAAGCTGTACATAAGATGATGAACGATAAACCGACACCGGCATTTATTGTTACGGACCCGGCGACTGGTAAGCGTGTCATAGATGACGAACATCCGGATTGGATTGCGAAATTAGAACGATTAAAAAACAGTGCGAAACTGAATAGGGGATTGAATAAAGCGAAATCGATGAGCCATAAGGCGACGCAGGCAATCAAGCGTGAACAAAAAAAGTCAGCGGAGCGGGTAGAGCTGAACGAGCATAAAATTCCATCCGAACGCAAGATTGTCAGGATGGCGAAAGAGATGGCAGCGCAGGAGATTGAGAGAATCCCTGAAGAAAATTTATTGATTGAGGCAAGCGTCGCAGAAAACAAAAAGAGAATATATTTGTCGCTCATTGCAGCAGAGAAAGCGAAGCAGGAACAACTTAAAACTGCAATACAAAAAAAAGAATTGATGCCGGCCGAATTGATGAAACATTATTTTTCCTTTGCCGAAAATATGATACAAACACTATATCGCCGTCCGAACGAAATATGGCCGGATGTTGAGGCATTGGTGCTGGGTAAGGAAAGTAAGAAGGCAACGCAGAAGGTGGTGCGTGAGCTTGTCGGCATTGTTGAGGATAATATAAAAATGTTAAGAGAAGAATTGAGCAAAGAAGGATATAAAGTTAAAAAAGGAGGCGGTGCGAAATGAATGTAGTTGATACAATGAATAGAATAGGATTTAGTCTTGTAAGAAATTCAAGTGCTGATTTTAAAGAATATGGTGAATTCAAAAAATTGTTGGACGAAGGGTATAATGTATATAAAATTATACGTGAAGGTGACGATGAGTCATATTATGTCGATATAGAATTAGTTAGAATACTTCCGATAGTAAAAAAGCGTTATTATGTTAATAATAAAGAAAATAATTTTAAGGATTATAATTGTGAATGAAGAAATTAAAGAATGTTATATTCCCGTATTTCAATTTTTGAAAGATTTGGGAATTACTAATAAGGAATGTAATAATTTTAAAGAAATGTTAAAAAATGGATATAACGTAGAATATTTATCATGGGAACATAGTATTGACGATTCGTATTTTGTTGTATGTAAATTTGTTAAAGATATAACAATTGTAGAAAAATATTACTTAATAGAAAAAGATGGTAATAATTGAATTATTTGGAGATGCGACATGAGCGATAAGAAGATAAAAGTAACCTGTACGGGGGCGGATGTATTGCCTGTTGATGCGCTGGAGAATTTTCAAGGCAGTTTGAAAAAAATCACGAAAGCGAATTTGCAGAAGTTAAAGCGACGGATAATAAGGGACGGCATAAACGTCCCGCTATTTGTTTGGCGTGACCACGATATGTGTAGGATACTGGACGGACACCAACGGTTGAAGTCATTGTTGTCATTGCGTGAGGAAGGGTACGAACTACCGCTGGTGCCGGTTGCATATATTGAAGCGGAGAATGAGAAGGACGCACGGCAAAAGCTATTGGGTATAACGTCACAGTACGGTGAATTTGAAATCGAGGAGCTATCGGAATGGCTCGCAGAGCTTGATAGCGATATTGCCGATACGGTTAGAATTGTCAGTAGCGAAATAAAAATAAAATTAGATATTGAAACAAATAACGATGACGATATCGATGACAACACAGAGCAGATAACGAAGTATGGCGATCTATGGGAACTCGGCCGGCATCGATTACTATGCGGTGATAGCACAAAAGCCGAAGATGTTGAACGGCTAATGAACGGTTGTAAAGCAGATATGGTATTCACAGATCCGCCGTATAACGTGAATTATGAAGGCAAAACAAAAGAAAAACTAAAAATTGCAAACGATTCTATAGGAGATGAAGATTTCAGGAGTTTTTTAACATCGGCATTCAAGAATATGGCTCAGAAATCAAAGGAAGGGGCGCCTATATATATATGCCATGCCGATTCAGAGGGCCTGAATTTCCGGGCAGCGTTCAAAGAGGCGGGCTGGGATCTTAAACAATGTATTATATGGGTCAAGCAGCACTTTGTGATGGGCCGACAGGACTATCAATGGCAGCACGAGCCGATACTTTATGGTTGGAAACCAGGAGCGGCACATAAGTTCTATGGCGATCGCAAACAAACAACGGTATGGCAGATTGACCGACCAATGGCAAGCAGGGAACACCCGACAATGAAGCCTGTAAATCTATGCGCAAAAGCGATAGAGAATAGTAGTAAGGCCGGAAATATTGTATCTGATTTATTTCTCGGCTCTGGTTCAACTCTTATTGCCTGCGAAAAGACAAATAGAATTTGCTATGGTATGGAACTTGACGAATATTATTGCGATATTATTGTTAAGAGGTATTGCGATTGGATGGTTGCGAATAATAGGGAACCGGTAATTAAATTAAATGGCAAAAATTACGAACCATGCTAACACGTACCATTTACGAACTTCAAAATATAGTCAAAACAAGCGACGCTGAATCTGCCTCAGAGGCGGCGCATATTCTTTCTGCAATCCGGGATAACAAGCCTGATACAATTCTGCTCAAACATCAAAAAGAACTTTACAAATACTATGACAAATATAGTCTCTACTCGCAATTTAACCTCGACAAATTAAAGCAAGAATTAGAGGATATAAATAACAAGCCGGCGATTGATACGCTTATTGTTTTGTCGCTCATTGGAAACTTCAAAAAACAATCAAAAGTCAAATGGCAAAAACCACTCGGCACTGGGTTTGTTCATTGGGATAATATTTATAGTGAAATTTTGGAAGCTTCCAGCAAAGAGCTTTCAAAATTTGTTGGTGCATGGAAAACAGATTATTACATTCCACTCATATCGGAATGGGCGGCACAGAATCGCTATCTGCCACCAGGCACGACTGAATATCCAGGATATGTTGACCATGCAATAGCACCGCATGTGGTTGAGATACAGGATTGCCTTCACCCTGATAGCGGAATCAGTCAGGTATCGATAATGAAGTCAACGCAATCGCTGGCAACGACAACGATTGAGAACGCAATCGGTCACAGCATAAAATATAAACTACACAATATTTTATACATCATATCATCAAAAAATATAGCCGGCATCCGTTCGTCGTCGGCTATCGATGTTATGATTGACCACTCTGGGCTGGCAGAATATGTCAAACCGATTAGCCAACGAATGAAACGTAAAGTCGCTGACAATAAGTATTACAAAGAATTTCATGGTGGGCGCCGGCTGATGATGACAAGTTGGCACAGTATTGGAGATGCGAAGTCACTCACGTGGTCGTTAATAATTATGGATGAAATCGACGAAGCACCGTATGAGCTTGCGGGGCAGGGCGACCCGGAAGCCATTTTTGCTGGGCGTGGCAAGACCATACGAAATTTGAAAATTGTAAAGCTTGGAACTCCGACGACGGTTGAAGGTCGAATATATAGGAACTTTCTTGAAGGAGATCAGCGATACTATTTTGTGCAGTGTCAATTTTGCGGTGGTATGCAAATTTTGGAATTGAAAGGACTTGGGAGGGATTATGGGCTAACAGCACGGTCTGAAAAAATTAGCGGAATAGAGCAAATTATACCGGACACGGTGCGGTATATATGCAAACATTGCAAAAAAGAACACTACGAATACCAGAAAGGTGCGATGCTCAAGAATGGTATATGGAAACCGACGGCTCGACCTGTCAACCCGGCTTATCGTTCCTATCAGATTAGCAATCTCATGTCGCCGGTTATGTTCTATACGTGGACCAAGGTAATGCAGGAGTTTTGTGAAACGGAATGGGGCGCAAAGATAACAAAATTCAAAAACTTTGTAATTGACGTGCTCGGCATGCCGTGGGAATCACGAAGCAACCGCAAAACATGGATTGAAGTAAAGCAGAGAGCAGAAGACTATGAACTCGGGCAGGTGCAAGGTGGTTATATTATTACAGCCGGCGCCGACATACAAAAAAACAGAATTGAATTGCAGGCTGTTGCATGGGGGCACGAAATGGAAAGTTGGGTCATTGACTACCAGACGTTCTGGGGCGAGACAAAAGACAAGAAAAGTCTTGTATGGCAGAATTTACGCAATTTTATTATGACAAAAAAATATAAAATGGGAAATAAAATGATACCGATAGCATTAACGGCAATTGACACCGGCTACAATCCGCTTGATGAACGCATTGATAGCGATACAGATATACAGACAGAACATATCGTTTATGAATTTGTTGCAACAACGCCACGCACAATAGCCTGCAGGGGAAACGACAAAATGAAAGATGCAATAATTAAAGAGGAAAAAGTAAAGCGTAGGTCGCTATTAAAGCGTCGGTACGATGTTGCGGTAAGTGAATTGAAAGAAGAATTATATACGAAGCTTGAACTCCGTTCCGGCGATGCAGGTTATATCCATTTCAGTAATCGGCTATCTGACGATTATTTCAAGGGTTTGATGGCTGAAGTATATGCAGAAATTTTGCCTGGCAAATGGAACTGGAAAAAGATATGGGAACGGAACGAAATGCTTGATAACTATATTCTTGCACGGGCTGCTGCTGAATTTTTGGGTCTTCCGCAGTGGAATAGCAATGTTTGGGACGACTTGAAAAAAAGAATAAATGCCATGTAAAAATGCTTGACAATTATATAGTATTATGTTGTAGTTGATATGATATTCTTCTACCATATTACCTCCTAATTTTTCCCGCCCCAACCTCTGGGGCGGTTTTTTATTATTGACAAAAATATAAATGTATAGTAGTATAACAATATGAAAGTAAAAATAATATTTTATGTCTTTGCGCTCATACTTGCATTTGTTCTCGGCTACTATGCGCATTCTGTTATTAGCAAAGGCAATGTAAAAATAAAAAAAGTCGTCGTGACAAAAACAGAATACATAAAAGTACCGACGACACCAGAAGAAGCTTTCAGATGTGCAAACTCGCCGATTACCATTTCAGCAAAAGAAAATAAAAACAAAATTTATATAGTTGCGAAAGACGAATGCAAAAAAGCAGAAGCGGTCGTCGATGTCTCCTGCACAACGAAAAAGGAAACGAAAGCCTTGATGGGTGGTATTATATTTATTCTCGGCGTTGCGGTAATTTTATTGTTATAAGCGAGGTTTATGTATGATTGATTGGAAAAAATTTTTTACGAAAGACTTCTGGTCGAAGAAAGAAGCTACTTATCAATATGTGCATTTTACCAATGCACTTTTTATTGTTTACGTTTGTGGATGGTTTTTTGATTATTACTGGGCAACGATGTTTTTTGGTCTTGGCGTCGGGCTTGTTGTTGAGATTATGCAATGGCTCGGCGGTAATCATAAAATTGAAGATGCTATACGGGACTTGTTATTCTGGACTGCCGGTGGTATTGTCGGTTACTTTATATAGCATAAAGGTGCAACGATGGACATAATATAATGAATGTATTAATAGCATGTGAAGAATCTCAAGCAGTTACTATCGAATTGAGAAAATTGGGAATAAAAGCTTATTCATGCGATATACAACCGTGTTCTGGCGGACACCCAGAATGGCATTTGCAACAAAATGTTAGTCCATTGTTAGTAAAGAAGTGGGATATGATTATTGCCTTCCCGCCATGTACTCATTTATGTGTTAGTGGTGCAAGGTGGTTTGACCAAAAAAGAAAAGATGGGAGACAACAAAAAGCCATTGATTTTTTTATGCAGTTTGTTAATGCTAAATGCGAACATATAGCAATAGAAAATCCGATAGGAATTATGAGCACAATATATCGGAGGCCAGACCAGATTATAAAGCCATTTATGTTCGGAGATAATAGTACAAAATCAACTTGTTTGTGGATAAAAGGATTACCTAATTTGAAACCGACAAATATAATAAAACCGACAAAATATAAAACTAAAAATGGAAAGTTTTATGATGAATGGTGGTATAAGACTTGTTTGATTAGCAACCTGGAAGAACGTTCCAAAATACGTAGTAAAACCTTTATTGGAATAGCGAAAGCAATGGCTAACCAGTGGGGAAATTATATGAAGAGGTGCAATGATGGACATAATGAAGAATAAATATATTATCCGTGTTTTTATTTTGCTAATCTTGGTAACATGCGTTATGAAGTTATGCGGTATTGAATACATTAGCGATGCATTAGTGCTCGGCTTAATGGGATATGTTACCGGGTTAATAACGCTCAACAATGTTGAAAAAAAATGGAAGAAATAATGACAGAAAAAGAACTCGAAGAATCTATTAGAGAACTTCGGCGATTGAGCAATGAGATAATCCTTATATTGCGCAAAATTCAAGAAGGAAGTGCGCATCTTTATGAATACGATGAGGCAGTTTGTCGATATGAAAATTACAAAAATCAATTATTCAGGAAATTAGAAAAATGATAACATTGGACTGGTCGCATATATTTGCGATTATCGGAATTGCCGTGAGTGGATATTTGACACTGCTTTTAATGATTACAAAAATTACAGGTAGAGTCAACATGCTTTCGCAGTGCGTTGAAATAATGAAAAAAAATATTGATAGAATACAAAATGCGAATGAAATGGATCATAATAATTTTTATCATCATAAAGATATTTTGAGAGATGAAATGAATATCGGTATGCAGAAAATAGAATCACGAATGAATACGATTGACAAGACGTTAGCTGCTATTTTAGAACGACTTGAAATGAGGAGGAAAGGTGAATCGTAAAAAAAAGAAAAGATCGCTTATACGAAGGTATCAAACTATTGCGAAGAGAATACAGCGAGATAAAAATGTAATTATCGCTGAAATTGGTGTGCTTGAAGGTGAATTAACGAAAATGGTATTAGACAATCATAGCAATGTCAAATATATTCAGGTCGACAGATGGCAAGCATATAGCGAAGAAGAACAGGTAAGAGAGAATAACTCTCCGATGTCTTTCAGACAACAAAAATATTTCGATGATGCGAAAAAAAATAATTTTCAAAATATAGAAAAACATATAAAGCGAGTTAAAATCATAGAAGATGATAGCGTTAATGCTGCAAATCAAATCGAAAATGAAACAATCGATATTTGTTTTATTGATGCGGCGCATTCTTACATCGGCGTTACAAATGACATAACCGCATGGTTTCCTAAAGTGAAAAAAAATGGCTGGATTGGTGGTCATGATATTGACAGGGAATCTGTTATGAACGCCGTTCATGATTTTTTCAAAGATAAAGATTATTGTGTTTTTTGCGACAAAAACAATACATGGTGGGTAAGGAAAAAAATTGAGTGATATAATAAAAATAATTGCGCAGTACATATCAAATCGATATGAACCGATGTGGGGGTTATGGCATGGCGTCGATAATGAAAAAGATTTTTTATTGTTTAAAAAGTATTTGCAAAACTGTACTCTCGTCGGCACAAGTTGCACAATCGAAAGTGAAAAGTATAATATATTACGTCGTGATTATTCTTTGTTGTATGATGATTTTATTAATCGTTTTGATTTTGTATATAGTAACATTATTGCTGACATTCCCAGTATCAATGAAACGTTCCATGTCTGGCGAAAGCAATTAATTGTTAATGGCATTATGATTTTTGATGTGCCAAAAGATTATGAAACACATGTATTAATAAAATTATTTCGTGATTATATGGTAATCGTTGACATTTTAAGTTTCGCAAAAAATAAAATTTTGATAATGGATATGAAAAAAAATGAATGATCCAGTTTATATCCTGATAAGAACCGCAAACAGGCCAATCTTTTTTAGAAACATGATGGAGTCGATAAGGCGACAAACCTATAAAAATATTATTACAATTGTTCACACGGATAATGCGAATGATACGTATGTTGAAGGTGATATAATTATAAGAACACAAAGAGACGAATCGCTCGGCAATGGATTTTACAATTTATATTGTAATAAATTATTGGAAGCTATCCCGGAAACGCCGGGATGGTATCACTTCATAGACGACGACGACGAATATTATAGTGATGATGTTATAGAGCGATTAGTTGCAAATAGCAAGCGTGACCATGTAAACGTCTCACGAGTCAAACGCTGGAATGAAACAATATTCCCTCACAGATGGAAAAATCAACATTCGTTCCAGACTGAATGTTTTTTTCTACATACTGATCATAAAAATAAAGGAATATGGTGGAATAACAAAGGCGGTGACCATTATTATTCAAAGCAATTAACCAAGCAATTACCTGTGAACTGGATTGATAATTTAATTATTTGTCGTGCTCAACATGGGAAAGGAAATGGCAAGCGATACGACCGTGACCAAATGCAAGAATTTTGCAATGATTATATGCGACAATTAATAACAATATCGCATGTCGGGGCACGGGGTGAAGAGAATAGACTTGTTAAAGTTTATTATCTACGTCGTGTATCTGGTAGAAGCTCACAACGGGGTAAAGAAGGCGAATATAGATATATACCGCTCAAATATGCGCAACGGTTGCAAAATATTGGAAAAGTTCAAATAGTCGAAGATAATAAAGAAGAAAAAGTTATGGTATTATAAAAAAATGAAAATATCATTGAATATATTCACCAATTGCACATCATATGCACCCAGCACAGATATTATTGAAAATACTTATAGTAGCTTTGTTGATGTTTTCGGTGGAAATTATGAGACTACAATATTTATTGATTCGCATCCGAACATGAATGTCTGTGAAAAATATAAAAATAATATAATAAATAAATTCCCAAAATCAAAAGTTGTTAGAACAAATTCATTATCGGATGGATACATTAAGGCAGTTAAACAATACGATTCAGATTACATGTTTATGTTAGAACACGATTGGATTTTTATTAAGGAAAATATAAAACATTCATTGGAGGATATTTGCCAATTAATGCTTGAAAATAAATTATACCATTTTAGATTCAACAAGAGATCAAATCAAATTGCCGGCTGGGACAGAACATTGAAAGAAGTAAAAACGGATAATATACATTATTGTATGACACATAACATGTCAAACAATCCACATATTATTGATAGAAAAAAATATAATGATATTATTTTGCAACATATAAGATTAAGACCATCGTCGAGGGGAATCGAAGAAGAATTAAACTCTCAAAATAAATTTTTCAGTTGTATTTATGGTGGATTAAATTATCCTGCGACGATAAATCATGTCGATGGCAGAAAATTGGACAAGCTGAAATTCAAGAAAGGACGGTATCGATAATGTTTTTAACACACGAAAAATATTTGAAGCTATGCGATGAACTTCCCGGTAATTACTGGAAAGAAGGGAAAAATTATCGATGGAAATATATCGAATATGTAATTGGTATAATGCGGACTATATGCCCTGACGAAAAAAGAATATGCGAAGCTGGAACGAATGGTATTGCATTAAGTAGTGAATCTACAAAATTGAATTATCCCGAATATGATTTAAATAAAATTTTGTATGATGTAAAAGATAAATTTTTCAATCTTTTTGTTGCATTGCAAGTATGGGAACATTTAGACAATCAGCAATTAGCTTTCGAGGAAGTTATGAGAATCAGTCATGCTGCGATATTATCATTCCCATATCAATGGAACTATGGTGATTCACGTCATAAAAATATAACATGGCAAAAAATAAGTAAATGGACATGCGGAGTAAAACCAATCAGCAAAAAAATAATAAAAGAACGAATAATTTGCGTATGGAAATTTTAGCATGGCAGCATATAAGTGGCAAAATATAATTAAACGTATTAAGACCGTCAATAGTCCGGTCGGTGCTGAAGTCGGCGTATATCGTGGTGAACTTTCAATTCGTTTATTGGAAAACATTCCAGATTTGACATTATACTTGATAGATGCATGGTCTGATGATGTTTATTCTGGAAAATCAGATGAATCCGCATCGCTACAGATGCGTGAAGATTGTGAAAAAAATTATTTAAAAAATTATAATTATGTCAAACGAATAACCGCACCATATCGCAAGCGCACAATTATAATTAAAGATAAAAGCCTGACTGTTGCAAAAAATTGTAAAAATAAATTTTTCGATTTTATATTTATCGATGCTGACCATAGCTATGATGGAGTAATTAATGATATTAAGGCGTGGTTGCCTAAAGTAAAAACAAATGGTTTGTTGTGCGGGCATGATTATAATAATCCTTTATTTCCCGATGTTAAAAAAGCAGTTGACGAATTAATCAAAAACGTTGCGGTCGATTCAGATTATACATGGTTTTACGAGGTCAAGAGTTAAAAAAATGATATTATCACTTGGGACAGATTGCACGGTGAATCATGGATTGCAGGATTATATCGGATATAATCCATTTTATGATAATGGAAAACGCAATAAATAAAGTAGAATTGAAAAAAGAAATATGAAAACTTGTGCAATAATAATTCCAGCTTATAACTGCCATGAATATATTCTTGACTGCGTTAAATCTGTAATGAGTCAGAAAAAAATTGAAAATATTCAATACGGTATGAGAATAGGGATTGATGGATGTCAAAAGACATCCGATATATTGCGAAAGAATAATATCCCATTTTATTATTCAAAGCAAAATGTCGGAGCATATGTAATGCGTAATAGTTTGATGTATTTGCGACCAGCCGATTATTATATTTATTTTGATGCCGATGATATAATGAATCATGATTTTATTTTTCAATGCATTCAAAAAATTGATAATGGTTGCGAAATAGTTATGCCAGCAAAAATTGAGTGTGACAAAAACATGAACAAGAAAAACAACCGAGCAATTGTTCAAGATGGTGGTGCAATGTGTTTCACCAATAAAGTGCTTGAATCGCTCGGCGGATTTTGTAGTGCACGGTGTGCCTCTGACACGGACTTCATGCGACGGGCTGAAATGGCAGGATATCAAATATGCAAGATTGATCATGCGTTATACAAACGTCGTCGACATGAAAAGAGTTTGACAAAATCTGGAATGACTGCTTTCGGTGGGAAATACAGAAAAGAAGTTTGGAAAAAAATGACAGAAGAAAGGGAGAGGGGAATAGTAAAGATTGTACCGCAAAGAATAGAATTATATTTTACAAATTAATTGGTGAAAGCAATGATAGAAGTAACGAACAGGATACAGCGATTACAAATTTTGTATAGGAATCATGGAGCGCAATTACAAAGCGTAAACATTCTGGGCTTGCGTGACGAATCCAATATGCATAAAGATATTTACAATGATTTCATTATTTCCTTCGACGACAAAGAGGCGTACATGTTCAACGCAACGACTGACCCAAGCGTTTACTATACGCAGAATCCGATGGACGGAATCGGTTGCGCTCATCTCTGTTATGGATATTATCGCAACGCTTACATGATCGGAATCCATGCGAAGGGGAAACCGTATCAGCACGAAGCATTAGTCCAACGTGGAAACAAAGTAAAAATATGGCGTGATGTAAATAAAAATTTTGTGCAGGACGCAACCGAGCAAATCGAAGAAGGTTATTTCGGAATAAACATCCATAAAAATTTGAGTACTTTAAATTTGATACAATATTCATCAGCTGGTTGTCAGGTAATTCAGCATGTGAATGACTTTGAATATTTTATTAATTTTGTAAAATTACATGCGCAGAAATTTTATTCTTATTTGCTTTGTAATATTAGAGAAGTAGATTTTGTATGATTGCGAATTGGAGGTTATATGATGCCGGCAATAAGTTTTGAAAAACAATTTGTTGGAAAAATAAAATCAAACGAAAAAAGGCAAACGATTAGGGCAATGAGGAAACGACCGTTCAAGGTAGGCGACCGTTTATATTTGTTTAACGGATTGAGAACAAAAAAATGCAAAAGAATCGGAGAATCGAATTGCATTAAAGTTTGCGATATAAAAATAGAAAAAGAAAATATCATTGTCGATGGAGAAAAAATAACAAGATATGAAAAGCTCGTACTTGCGACGAACGATGGCTTCGCTTCAGAAAATAAAATGATGAAATGGTTTGAAAAAAAACATGGATTTCCATTTGTCGGGCAAATTATTTTCTGGGATAAATGCATTTCAAAAAAATAAATTTGTTGACAAAAAATTATGTCTCATGTATAATTGTTGAAATGAATAAAAACGAAAGAATAGCAGAAATAAAAAAACAAATCGCTGAAATTGATGCTGCGATGTCTGCAATACGCAAGGGCGGGCAGCAGTATAGCATAACAACGTCTGCCGGTGGCGGTACTATGCGTTCTGTCACGATGGCAGATTATGAGGCTTTAAAAATAGAAAGAAAAGAATTGCAGAACGAATTGGCAAATCTTGAAGGTAGCGGCGGATTTCGTCTGCGGGCTGGCTGGTGATGGTGCCAGTATCATTCTACAGCGACAATATTTATTTTTTAAAAAAATCGAAGCAGATGACCGGAGAAAAAATACCGGGCGACCTCGACACATGGGATTATTTCGGAACTGACCCGAACGCAATTCTTGTATGGAGCTATGCGATATTATCGCAACGTGCAACAACGCTCTATCATACGCACCCGCCTATGACAAGCGCAATCAATAAATTGACTAACTATGCGATAGGTTCAGGGCTTCGATTCAGGAGTCAACCCGACTGGGAGATTTTAGGCTGGACGAAAGACAAAGCAAAAAGCTGGGGAATGCAATTCCAAAAGCTTGTGCATTATGTTTTTTTGTTACTCAATTTTTATCAAAAGCAGGGAATACTTTTTCGCACCGGACTTGTGATGGGCGATTCACTATTGCTTTTTGATAGAAATAAAAATAAGAATAATAATCTATTTGATATTATTGAAACTGGCGGTGACCAGATTGCTTGGAATCTAACAAACGAAAAGTGCACGCTTGGAATATGGCACGATGAATATTTGCGAAGGGAAGCAGTGCAACTTTTTGGTAGAGATAAAAAAATTGAATTTCAAGATGGCGAAACCGGAGACCAGAATATTATACAATTCTATGATAAGCTCATAGCTCGGCAATTACGGGGCTACCCGCTTGCATACAGAATTATATCTGCTGCAAAAAATAATGATAGATGGTGGGACGCAACGCTCGCACGGCTCGTTATGGAAACAATTATATTTGCACAAGTGAGTGAAACGAATGCTGGTGACACGCAAAGAGTGATTGACACGATAGCCGATACGCTTTATGCCAATCAAGAAATTGACCAAAAAGAAGGAACGATTAAGCGTGAAAATATAGCGAATGGTGCACCGGGAGCAATTATATCACGCACTGAAAAAGGGAAAGGTATTGAGTATACAGAATTAAAGACGCCGTCGAATAATTTTGATAAAGTAGAAAACGCTTATATCGACATGGTCGGCATGGCAACTGATGTTCCACCTGAATGCGTATTGTCACGGTATAGCACAAGTTACACAGCGCACAAGGGGGCGTTTAATGATTTTCAAAAATCTTATATTCTTAAGAGAAATAATTTTGCGCATAATGTAGCCGATGTCGTTCTCTACGAAGTTGCGAAATATATTTTTTTTGAAAACATGATTGAAATGCCAAAGAATTTTTTTAAGAATCCAATAATAAGATTGGCTGCATTAAAAGGAAATTGGCTTGGACCCGTACCGGGGCATATCAATCCGGTTCAGGAAGTTGATGCGCTCATCAAAGCGAAAGATAACGCATTTGTCACTCCGGCTGACGCTACATTAAATTATTCAATGAATGAATGGGATGACCAGATTGAGGAATGGCAACAGCAGATGGCAGAATGGCGAAAAATTCCACAAGAAAAACAAGCGGAAATTATTGGTAACGAAATGCAAAGTAATGAAGATACATACCAGCAACCGGTGGAGGTGCAACAGTGAAGACTATATATTTGAAAGGAACGATTGGTTTAGATATTACTGCCGAAAAATTAAAAAGCATGGTCAACCTCAATTCTACTGAAAAATTACAAATATTAATAAATTCAACTGGTGGTAGCATTTTTGAAGCATTTGAGCTTTACGACATTTTGAAAAATTACAAAGGACAAAAAGAGTTTGTCTTATTGCCATTGGCAGCAAGTGCTGCAAGTTATTGGACTATGGCAGGCGACAAAATTAGTGCATTTAAAAATTCAATCTGGATGGCGCACAAAATACAGACTATTGCAATCGGCGATGCAGACGAAATGCAGTTGCAAGCAGATATCATGCGTGCGCTGGAAAATATAATGGTCGAAGCATACCAGAAGCGTTTGCCGGGAACGAAAGAAGAAATTCTAAACAAATTGAAAAATGAAGTATGGATGGTCGGCTGGGAGCAACTCGCAGAGAATGGAATAATTGATAATGTGATAGATTCAATCGATGAAATTTACATCGAAGAAGAAAACAAAGACGAAATAGTGCGGTCGATTGAAGAAGTAACAACTGAAAATGCAAAGCAACTTGTAGCAATGCGAATTAAGAAAATCGAATCGCAAATGAGAGCGAACGAAATTGATTATAGAGATGAATACAAAAAAATTGCAGCAAAGATTGATGTTGACGCTATACTAAATAAATGTGAAAAATATTTCAATCCTTATCCAAACGAACATGCTGCACGTATCCGTGACCCGGAAGAATTTGAAGAAAATTCATTCCGTCGGAAAGCTCTTGAAGGTGAGAAAGGAATTGATATTATAATCGGCAAGCTCAAAGGTGAAAAAAACATGACAACGCAAGCATATCGATTTAAAGTTGAGAATTGGACTGCTGACGAAGCGAAAAAATGGCTGAAAGACCACAATATCAAATATAAAGTTTTTGAACCTGCAAGCGGTAAGAAAGAATCACAAGCGGGTAAAACCGCAGACGATAAATTTAATAATACGGGGGAAACAAAAATGACTCTTCAGGAATTTCTAAAAGACAACCCTGAAGCAAAAGCCGAGTATGAAGCAGCCCTCGAAACGGCTAATGCAAAAGGGAAGTCAGAGTCGAATGTCATTGCAGAGCGCATGAGGATTTACAATATTCTTAACCTCGCTGGCGTGCAAATGACAAAAGAAGTCGGAGAAGCAATTCAGAACGATTTGTCCGATGCAGACTTCGCACGTGCAGAATTACTACGGCAGAAGGAAATGCGTGCAAAGAATACCGGTGTTGACTTCGGAAATCTTGTCAAAAAGCAGATGCCGGGTGAACAAGACCCGGAAGGCAAAAAGAAGTTTGAGGGCGATTTGGCAAAGAGCCTTGAAGAATACGACAAACAGTCGGAAGTGATAGGCAAAAAACATTTTGTGGGGGTGGTGTAAATGGCGACAAACTATTTGACCAACAAACTCATTGCTGGAGATGTTAAAACACAGCAGGTAAAATTCGCAGCCGGTACTTACTATCAGGGCAACCCTCTTGAATATGATGCAAACAACGACCGATATACAATTCTATCGTCCGGTGATATTGCAGGAATTTTTCTTGGCGAGAAAAGAACCGTCGTCAATGGTGATTATGATAGTATTATTATCGGCGGTGAAGTATATGAAGGCGGGTTGCTTGACAGTTCAGGCAACCAATTCACAGTAACAGAAGACATTATCGCAGCTTGGGCTGCTCGTGGCTTCTACATTAAGCGGACATAACGGAGGGACAAGCAATGGCAGAACAGCTAAACCAATTCACACGAAGGGTAAAAACATTCTATGAGTTAATTTACAATCAGTTAATGCCTGGAAATATTGGTATTGATGATTTTTTATTTCCGGTGAAAGACGCAGATGCTGACAGTTCCAATTTTGCGCTGGATTCACTTGTTAAGGAAATTCACGGTGTCGTTTTCAGAAAACGTGGCGAACAGTCGGTTGTGCGACCATATGAACCCGGCGTTGGGAATATCTACGAAGTGCCTCGAATATCCGAAAAAACACCAATCGATGAAAAATTGCGTGATGCAGTTATAGCAGGTGGCGAAGATACTGAAGCGCTATCGTCACGGCAGGCTCGATTGCTTGCACAGATTATAACACAGCATACTGTAGCCTATGCGACGACACGCTGGAAACTTGCACTTGATGTTATGCGTACCGGAAAATTTTCTCCATATGGACTCGACGGACATGATATCGGGCTTGAAATAGATTTCAACCGTGATGGAACGCTCGATGATTTGTATGATTTCACGGCGACCGGTGCGAATATCAACGCTGCATTAAAAAATCTTTACACAGCTTATAGAGCACTGAATGGTGCCGGCGATGAATTGTGCGTCATTATGGGCGATGATTACGCAGAAGCGTTTGAGACAAACGACGACGTAATCGAATACCGGAAGGCAAACGATTCTAATTTGCTCATTTTGTCGAACCTCATACCGGAAACTTTCAACCGGACACAAGGATTACGGTTGTTATCTCGGTATAGAGTGCCGGGCGTTGTAGACCCGATGTACATTCTCATGTACAAACCACAAGGTCGATTTGTACAGTACGCTGGAGCATCGGCACAGGATTTTATGCCTTCAGACGAAATGATTATGTTCTCGCTCAATTCGACACGGTACAAAGTGCAACGTGGTGTTGATGTGCTCGGCATGGACGGAAGGGCAACACGTGCTGTCGGTGATATTGTGTTTGACGAATACACCGACAAAGACCCAATTGTTACTTACATCAGGTCGCAAGCACGGTATGCTTTTATTCCTGCGATGGTCAATCACACTGCACGACAGACTGGAATATTTATACCGAGTGCATAATGACAATCGAAGCTATTGACATATATCGTAATAACCTTAATGAGCAAATGGGCGAGGATGGGGCAATGAGCGAACCGGCAATAATTGATCCATCCGGTGTTTACGAAAAATTTATTTATGGTTTTTTTGACGAAAATTATATTGCAGATAACAAAGACGACGGCAATGTTTTCCAGAAAAATGTTGTCGCTCGTTTTTGTGTTTCACAACTACCGTATGAAGTTAAAATTCTGCAGGGGCTTGATTTGATGATCGAACGAACTGGAACGATATATAATATCAATTATGTTATGACGGACGATAACGGCATACAAGTTTTGTATTTGGTGTAATTATGGCAAAAATAACATACACGGTTGAATACGATAGCAGAGAGGCAGCTGAATTTTTTCTAAAGATGAAAAAATATTTTTCATTGATGCGAGCGCAGGCACTTGGCTATATTGGCAACGAAGTCAAAAAATTATTGATTAGCAAATATCTTTCTGGCGGTGAGTTTCGCTATAAAGGTTTCGTCGACAAGGGCGGTCGGCGAAAGGTTGGATACTCGATCGATAAGTATGCACGGTATGTTCGAATATCTTCGTATCCTCTCAATCTTTTTGAACGTGGTCGAATGTTGAGAAGCGGTCAGATGGAACCGGGACATTATATCATAACCCGGAAGCTCAAAAGCGATGTTGAATCAAGCATTGGCACTATAGCTAAAAATTTCGATACTCGATTTTTGCAGAAATATGTCGATGAAAACTTTTGATGAAATATTATTGCAATTGAAAAATGATATTGGAAAAGATTTGCCGGCGTTACTTGCTGCGCAGTCATTGCAGAATTTTGATTTGTACGAAATTGGAAGTAGCAAAGACCCGAAGCAGAAAGCATTGCTGATTTATTATAGTAGTGCAGTACTTGACAAATTGATTAATAGTGTAACTGTAATATTGCATATGCAATTATTTCAGTGCGAAGAATTAATAACAGCGAAATATATGCAAGTTCTAACAGATTACATGAGAAAGTATAATCCATTTATAATCGGGATGACGATACTTGACTCGATGGAAGTTGAAGTATTCCCGATTGAGAAGAATTCAACGACGTTCGTATTGGTAGTTTGCACTTTTCAAGAATTTTTAGATTCATGTGATTGAGGTTAAAAAATGAATATAATAATTTCAAAAGTTGGAAAACGTAATAGCGAAAATAAAAGCGTTAAAAAAGTTAGTCAAGAAATTGATAAGAAGAAAAAAGTTGATGAAAAAAAAAGTGCAAAACGTGAAATGCGAATGAACGATGTCGTTGACATCTTTGAAAATTACGAAACTATAAGCGAGGTGTGAAGATGAGCATTAAGAAAAAAGGTGCTGATACAATACTATATATTCCAACTGTCGGTTCGCTTGTAACAACTGGTGATTTGACATCAGACAGCTGGTATAAAATCAAGGCTCGTGCTGCGGTTGGTTCGGCACTGCCTAATTTGAAGCTTGGAACGATATGGAAAACTCCGCAAACAGACCTTGACAAAATTACTCTTGCAGCTGGTGACGAAGTTTATCCGTTGACGCTTGATGAATTTTGTAAAGTCGATATGGAGATATCGGGTGAAGCTTCAGTCGTTGATGTTACCGATTCATGCGATTATCCGTACATTTCAAATGTTCCCGATGGTTTTACCAACCTTTCAGGGTCGCTCAATACCATGATGCGGTTTGACGAAGAGACGGAAGAATTAATCGACGTTGCAAAAGATTTTTTAAATAAATTTTATGATATTATCGAAGACGATGCCGAAGGTACTTATACGCTAAAGAGCAAAGATGATAGCGACATATACTTGATGACACTGTTGAATCGGCATGGTACATTGACAAAAGAAGTCATTGAAAACTGGCTAATTATTCCGGCAGTCCTTACCGGCATAACACAAAATATCGCATTGAAGGATGCGTTGAAGGCTGACTATAGCTGGTCGAAGGGTCAAGACCCTGCATGCTACTACACACGCAGAGTTATAGTGTCACCATAACAGGAGAGAGTTTATGAAATTACGAAGTATAAAAATTGACAAAAAATTTATCCCGATATTCAACGACAATAGAAGTCTGCCGCCTGAAGAACAGATGGTAATATATTTTTCAAGAATACCGGGCACCAGCGAAAAATCAAATTACAAAGATTATAAGTTCGATGTGAAGGGTGGAGTGCAGTTAGTTTACAATGACCAGCAGTTGGTTTCGACCTTCATAGAAAAAATTGAAAATCTTGAAATCGACGTTGACGGCAGGGTACAGGCAATCCGTAACGGTGCAGAGCTTGCATCGGCGAACAACAGCAAGCTTGTTGAGTTGTTCACAGAGATTAGAAATTACCTATTTCCGGATAATGAAGAGTTGACAGAGGGGGAATCAAAAGCCTAACAACAATATTGAAGTTGTTGTTGTTAGGCTACAACCAATCGTTCCGAACAGATGACATTTTCTGGGATAAAGCCGAAGAAATTCCGGAAGGTTTTATAATTCAAAGAGAAATTGTTAAAGCATTAAATGGAGAAAAGTTTTTCTTCAATAACGCAGACGGGAAGCCTATCCGTTGCGATGCGGTGACATGGGAAGAATTTTATTATTACTATCAATTGTGGGAAGACTTCCACGTCCTGCGTGTATTGCCACATGGCAAAGGAACGCTTGACGAACGACGCTGGCTTTTAGACATATTAAAAATTTTTGAACGAACATTTAATACCGTTGAAGCTATGATAGAAAAAAATATAGCTCGAAAATCACAACGAGAAAACCAATGGCAGAAATTTCATTAAAAATAAAATCAGATTTTGAGCAAGCTGAAAAAGATTTTCGGGAATTGCAAAGTGTATCTGAAGCAACAGCGCAAAAAATAAATAAATTTCAAGAATCATTTAAAACTGAAAAAATCGATACTTTTATTGAAAAAAGTAAATTGAACGCTATTGCTATTGAAGCAACACGGGGAAAGACCGCTGCGATGGAAGCGGAGTATAAATCTTTACAGCGGGAAATCGAACGGTTGATACGCAACGGTATGAGTCCACAGGACGACGCAATAAAAAAATTGACGAAACGATATGGTGAGCTTGAAAAAGATTTGGGAGGGGTAAAAACGCAAGCAGAGAAAACGGGCATATCTTTCGGGAAGTTGACAGCTTCCATTATTGGCGCAAATGTCATTGAACGTGTTCTGCGTGGTATAGCTGGAGGGTTCAAGTCGATAGTTAGCGAAGCTATGGTATTGGAAGATGCACGTGCTGCATTCTTACCGCTTATGGGTAGCGTTGAAAAAACTGATGAATTGATAGAAGCACTTAATATAACGGCAGCAAAGACACCATTTGAGTTTAAAGATTTACAACAAAGCGTATCGCAATTATTACCTGTCATGAATGGAGATATAAAAAATACAATCGATACTGTCAAAATGCTCGGTGATACTGCTGGTGGCAATGCTCAAAAATTGGATAGCATAACACGTGGATTCACAAAGGCAATGCTGAAGGGAAAAGTCGATATGGAATCGCTTAATATGATTGCAGAAGCTGGTGTTCCGATTTTTACTGAAATGGCGAAGTCAATGGGATACAACACGGAGAATATGACACAATTTTTTAAGAAAATATCGACTGGGACTGTAACAACTGATGAGCTTGTGAAGGCATTTAAGCGCATGACTTCTGAAGGTGGAATATTTTACAAAGGGATGGTTATAGCCTCCGAAACCACGAGCGGAGTATTTTCAACTTTGCGTGACAATATAGCGATGACCGCTGCAGGAATAGGTCAAGCATTTTTGCCATATATCAAAAAAGCTGCGCTCGCAATAATAGATATAACGTCGGGCATATTGGAGTGGGTGAGCGCAGGCGACAATCTGCAAAATTTATTATCAAAGCTCGGCTATATTTTTTCTGGATTAGTAGCTGGTATCATCGCATATACGGTAGCGTCGAATGCTTCCGTTATAGCTTCATTTTCTCTTGTGAGCGCTATCAAGGCGGTGACTGCGGCTGCTATGGCTAATCCCTTCGTAGCTATTGCAACAGTTATCAGTGCCGTGTTAGTGCCTGCTATTATTTATTTAGTTAAAAATTGGGATTATGTAAAATTTGTTGCTCTTGATTTTGCTCTCGCAGTGAGAGAAAAAATGCTGGAATTGGGATTGACGATACAAAAAAAAGTAACAGCAGCCGTAATCGAAATGGCAAAAATATTTCAAGATTTGCCAGTCGTCGGTAAAGTATTTCAAAAAATCGCACAGTCGGAATTGGAAGCAACAATTGCTACATATCAAAATATAATTGCAACAAAGCAAGCTCGAATAGAGAACAAAGCGCACTTTGAAGAATCGCAAAAACAAAGTGAAGCGTCGATAGAGCAATCAAGGAAACAAGCGCAAGAAGTTGTTGCGAATAACAATAAGATAATGGAAAGCAACAAGCAACGTGAATTGTCATTCGTGCAAATGCTTGAGAATATACAAATGTCGGAACAGGCTCAGCAGCAATTGCAGATTGAAGAAGCTATGAAATTTTTTGAACAGCGCGCAGAACTCGAAGCAACTGATTTTGAAAGCAGGGTAGCATTTTTGCAGGAACAATTTGATATAATAAACGAAATGAACTGGAGAAATAATGACGAGAAATTAGCGGCAGAAGAAGGTTTGCGAAAATCCATTGAAAAAGAACAGGAAAAATTGACAAAAACACGCGCGCAGTTTGGTAAAAGCGTATTGAGCGATACATCATCGATGCTGCAAGATTTGCAAACTGTTTTTAAAAACGCTGGACAAGAAAGTTACGCTCTCGCCGTTGCGATGAAAGCTGTCGCAGCCGCAGAAGCTCTAATTAATTCATATCTCGCATACACTCGAGCTCTTGCAGAATTCCCGCCACCTATGAGCTACATTGCTGCTGCCGTTGCACTCGCCGCTGGTCTTGCTCGTCAAGCTGCCATATTATCAACGCCTATTCCGAAAAGTCAGACTGGATTACAGGAATATACCGTTCCAGACACAAGAACAAATCGTCACGACAACGCAGCGGTCATGGCGTCGCCCGGTGAGAGAGTGACTGTTGAACCGCGCGGTGTCGAAATGGATAGGACAACTTATATCAATATTCAAATCGAAGAGGAGCCGTTATTTCGCATTATTCAGCGAGGCATTGATACTGGCCGATTGGTAATAAACAATCGCAACATTGGCTCTGGAGTTTTCGCATGAAGATATTAATCAATGACAAAATGTTCATGGCAGAAAATGTTCCTGATGAAATTATAACTCCAGCGCTATCGGACATATACGAAGATAGCAATACATTTACTATCAATTTTTTGACTAACGAAAAAATAAATTGTGTCGGCATTGGCAACACAGATGCGACAATAATAACGATAGAAAATAGTGATGGCGATATACGAACGATAGCAATTACACAAGTTGCACCGTACCAGAACGGATTATATTTGATAAACACACTGTATGCTGGTGATTATGAATACGGTGGAAGCTTGAAAATTTCGCACAATGGCACTTACATCGGGCGCATTGGCATTGGTGAGTACCGAACTATTGGCACAGGTATAACAAAAGAAATCGGATTTTATACAACAACGGAAACACGGAAAACGTTGCAAGGTCAAATAATTCCCGGCGCTGGTGGTTACTGTGGTAGGACGATTGATGTTGATGTCAGATACAAAATTGAAAATGAAATATATGAAGACATTGCGAAAGCCTATCCATCGCAAATACAAAAACAAATTCCGTTTTTTCTTCTGTTCGATGATGAACAGCATAAAGTGCCAGCAACCATGTTGCATTTTTATGCGCATACAAAAAAGCCAATCGACAAATTGCAATCTGATATTTATCGATTTAAGTACAGTTACAAATTTGAATTCATTGAGGCGTTCTGATGCCGACTGCAATTAGAAAACCTGCAAAATATATCGCTGAGCTTTTTAAAATAATAAAATACGACCCTCGCACAGCTCTTGCCGATGACGATGTTTTTTCACGAGTGCATCATATTTTTTATTTTTCTGTTGCAAAACACCCGTCGTCGGATAACTACTGGCTCGCATGGGGCGGTTGGTTTGACAATCCAATTATCGCTACGAGCTACGGGTTGCAAATTTTCATGGATGTGTTTTTGACGGAGGTTTTCAACACAACAAATTTATTGTCGATTGTTAACAGTTTTTACGTTGACGTTGCTAATAGAAAAGTCTACATCCATTTGCCGCGCAATCCATTCCGATATTTCGCAGAATATTCTGCGGTCTACGATAATACCGGCTCAACATTTTCAACCGCCCCGAAAAACGATATGAACTTATCAGATATTCGGTATGGTGTTGTGCGTGCGGAGCCACGCATGGATGTCCCAAAATTAAACAACAAGTTGAGCGATACGATTTCGGGTATTAGCGTTTACAATGCGTTTCAAATAAAAATCAATAACGCGGACGGCAAATACGACGGCATGAACATAACAGAATATTTCAATACGCCGTTGCAAATTTCAAAGACGACTGAAGACGCAGAAACAATAGAACAATTTAATAGGATACGAAATGGCATTGTCAATGATATAGAGATTGATTTTCAAAGCATTATCATTTCCGCAACAGACCAATTCTACCAAATGAAAAAAGAATATTGCAGACCGATTACAAAAGATTTATTCCCTTATGTTGATGAAGGTAATCTTAATAATTTAATGCCGATTGGCTTCGGAAGTTTATCACGTGTCGAATTAATTGAAGTCAACAAAGATGTAAACGACCCAGCGGGATGGATTGATTATATCGCACTCGACCCGCTATACATGGTAGCCGTGCATACCGTATATGACCAGGACGGCAATAGTTTGTCATTTAGTTTCGATGCAACAACAAAAATAATTCGAGTGACAGAACTTGACGATGAAGGCGAGGTAATCGAAGCAGTCAGCGCAGACATTGATGGGTTGCCGAATAATAGCATCGGTGAAATAATTATCTATGCGCTCATACACAATGAAAATATTCCGTATGAAATCGGAATATGGGACATCGACGAAACGCAGCGATATCTGGATATATGCCCGACGCTGTCATTTTATTTCGATGGCGGAACGACGAAAGATTTGATTGAAGCCGTTTTGAAAAATGACATGGCGTATTTGATACAAAAAAATAATGGATTGCTAACATTGCGGCGGTGGGGACTTGATTATGATACTCATACTATCGAGTCATGGCTTGTCACGAAAGAACCGAAAAAAGATTTCAAAGACGCAGCGAAATATTATTGCTCAACCGTAAAAATATTGCATAACAAATATCATGCAGACGACGAATTCACAAAAACATATTTGTATGATTATTATGAAGCAACAATTTTTGAAAAATATAGAAAATTATTCACTGCAGAAATTGAATGCGATATTGACAATATCAATGACATCGAAAGTCTTGCAGAAAGAATGATTGAGCGTTTTGGTCGAATCAGAGAGACGATAAAAATCGGCGTTGGATATGATACGTATGCTATCAATCTGCTTGACAAAGTTATGTTTATATGTGATATCAATAACAGAAATTTTTCATCTTATGCGACATGGATTGTCAAAGAGGCAGACCCCGGTCAGGACGAAATCGTCATTGAGGGCGATGGTATTGCTTATTACATTACATTCGACAATGATATAGCACTAATAGACAACAATTATTTAATAACTGTTCAGAAAGAGGTGTAAAAATATGGCAATTGGCACAAAAACGATAAATCAGATAAGTAGAACGCTCACTGCGATACAAGGTTCAGAAATGCTTCCAGGTCGAGATGAAAATGGCGACTTCAAGGTTGAGGTTTCAAAAATTGTTGATAAAGTAGCAGCGCAAACAGTTGATATACTAAATGAAAACATAATCAATTACGCGCAATTGACTTCAAAAATTGTTAAAGACGGAAGCAACAACAAAATTATTGTGCCAGCTTTTCGCGTCATTCTTGATGATGTCACATATTACAAATCGAATTCAACAATTCTTGACGTCAATGATATTGACGTTGGCGGTTCTTTTGTTTTCGGTAGCGATTATTTTGTTTGGGCTGGCGTTCCTATTTCCGGTCATGAGCCTGTACTCAAGCTGTCAACTTCTCCGTCAAATCCAGTAGGTCTGACTACTCCAAAAATTATCGGCGGTTTCCATTTTGGAAAAATCAGAAATTCAATAGCTATCTCTGATGTCAGCGATGGGATCCTGCCTAATTCATGTTGGGATTTATTACATATGCCAAGATGCTACCTTCTTGGTCTTGCCGACCCAACCACCTACCAGATAGGCTGCATGGTTGAGATAATACCCGGTTCGCTATGGGTTGATATTTATCTTGTTTCACATGGCGGTGGCAGCGGGTTCAATCGGCTTGGTTTTTCAAAAATAAATCAGATGCCGCTCTCTGGAACCGAAGGCTTGTGTTGGTATGACTTTGTAATACGGGCGAAAAATGTTGGCAAACGATTGCTCACATATCAGGAATGGATCCAAGCAGCAATAGGAAGCCCTAAGGGGCTTAACAATAGTAATCTTAATGGATGGACCAAAACAACCAATACAGGAAAAATAAAAACAGCAGCAACCAATGCTGCTGACGCTGATACAGATTATATTAATGGGTACAACACAAGCCTGTTGAATGTTAGAGATTGCGTGGGTAATCTATGGGAATGGCTGGATGAAATGAGTATCCGGCAGGATGCCACATCGTGGGGATGGCGAAATGTATTAGATACAGGAGAATTATCTGGCGATACAGATTTCGGCCAGGCCTATTTGCCGTACGATTATGGTATAAGTGCATTAATTGCTGGCGGGATCTGGGCCGGTGGCGTCTATGCAGGTTCGCGCGCGGTGAGCGTGATTCTTGTGCCGTGGGATGTGCACGTGCACGTTGGCTCCCGTTTCGCCTGTGAATCTCTGTAAAATGTAGGAGGTAAAAAAATGTACTATGAAACAGATGCAGGTGGTAATCTCTTAAGAGCATTGCCGGGATACTACGACGGATATCACGCCGACCTCGCTGGCGTAGATAACAGCATATTGAGCGATATTCAGCGCGATTACGTGAGCATCGATGTTAACAGGATTGTCTTTGTTGATGATGCTACACATGAATTACTTGCATTCAAAACATTTGCAATACAGGAAGTTACGCGGAGATGCGTGGAAGCAAATTACACAATGCTCCCGCAGTATAAGCGCGATAACATTTATTCAGGTGCGCCAGCCGACGACGGTTATCCAACTTATTTAAAAGCTGATGCTGGGAAACAGTCGATTGCGAAACTAAACAAGATGTACAGAGATATTGCGAATAATGTTCAAGCTTCGATTGATAGAGCTGATAGCATTGAGGATGTGAAATTAATTCTTTCATCAATTGTTTTGCCAACCGAGAGCGAAATTATTTTGATTATAATGGAGAATTAAAATGGCTAACGAAGCATCTATACTGAATAATCCAACCAGCATACCAGAGGCGGTCTCAACTGGCTATCAGCGACAAAACGTGAACATCGTCGCTGCACGAGTTGGCATTGACGAGACAGTCGTAGTCGGCGGCGAAGATAAATGCACTCTGAAAGTTTCTGGCCCAGTTGACGTTAACGGCGTACTCTATACGATTGACAGCGAAGTTGAATTTGCGCTCGATACTGCTGGCGAATATATAATATATCTTGAAGACAGCATAGCAGGACATCTCACGCCGAAAATTACATCGCAGCCGGGATTGTTTGTCGCAGATAAAAATGCACACTACACTGCGGATGGTTATCGAATATTGAACTGGCTTATTCAATACGACGGTACGACGGCGATAGCATACAAAGTCGGACGTGACCGATTTGAGACGGTGATACTTATGGATGGTGAATGGAAGTGCAAATTTAGTAAAGTGTATGAAATTGTGATGTGTGGTAAAGGTGGAGATGGTGGTAACGCAGTGAATTTGTATCTTGGCGGCAATGGCGGTGGTGCATTAACTGGCTATAAAAAATTGCATATCGAAGCTTCGGACACATGGACTGCTATATTTTCTGCTGCAAGTGGCGGAACATGCTCATTTGCGAATATAGCGCATACCTTGCAGGCACAAAATGGATATGACGGGGCAACGGATGGGTATCAAACTCCAACTGCTGGCGGTTCATCGCATGCTGGATTCGATAGAGTTATTGCTGGAAAATACGGAGATGCAGCATTCGGTGGCGATTCGGAACTTGGCATTGGCGGTGAAAATGGTCAATTTAGGAACAATATTCACGGTGCTGACGGCAAAGGATATGGTGCAGGAGCCGGTGCTGGATATCGTATCGATCCTTCAAATGGCATCGGTGGCATCGGCGCTCCTGCTGTTATACTCATACGTGGCTGATATTACGGCGTAACGCCCGGCGGAAGCAATCCCAATTCTTCTAAATCCAAAGATTTGAATGTTCCAAATAATTGGCAATTGAAATCGCCGGTTATGGAAAAAACAAGCCTTGACAAATCATGAAAATTTGACGGCACAATATAAACGCTATAAATACCTTCGGTGAGTATAATATCGTCGACTATCCATTTATCAATTTCCTTGTCGATATGATACATCGCCTCGTCAGGAAAAATATACAAATCATTTCTGTTCTTATAATCTCCATATCGATAGTGCACTTCCAATTTTTCATCTGTCCAGGGATCGTGGTCTGTCAATTTTTCTGTCACGCTGTGTAAGATTATCGAACAATCAGCAGGCACTCGTATTTCCAATAATATGCAGACATCAGCACTTCCACGTGGCATATTGGAAATATTAAAACTTCTGTTGTCACCATCTGCCTGCTTGCACAATTGATGCCAATAGTCAGCATGGTGACCAACATACCATGAGCAGATATGCAGCGATGTTGTCTCAATGCTATGGAATACTTCGACGTTCGTTTCGACACCATCGATGATTTGTTTTTGATAAAAAATTAAATCGCATTGGATAGCATCGCCATAATGAATTTTGTAAAATATGCACTCGTCAACGCCGTCGAACACTCCAACAATTTCGCCATCAAAATATAATTCTGCATAATCATATTCAACAGACGGCTTCTGTATAATTTTCGCAGTGCCGTAAATTTCGGTATCATCTGCACTTTCGAACAATCGTAATTCAACGTATGATGTCATTGCTGTTACTCCTTCTGTATAATTTTTATTGCTACTGTTACCACCGCCACAGGCGATGAAAGTTAAACAATACTGCAACAAATTGCAAATATTTTTCGTTTCATTTTTTTACACCTCGCTTATTCTTTGAATAGTGTTTTATCATTTTCTTTTTTATCGCTTGCGTTTTTTTTATCGTCCATATCGTCGATAGAAAAATCAGCATCTTTGATATCAAAACTCGCAAGGCTTGCATCGAGAGTCTGCATAATAGTTTCCTCAAAACTTTTTTCTTCTATATTCACGTCGTCCCATTCTTCAGCCATCGCCCGTGCGTTTCGAACCTTCATGTACGGTCTGAAAAACGATTTGCCCGCTACTTTTTTCAGCATTTCCGGGCGGTCAGCACCTTCATAGGGATTTTTTATATCTTTCTCGTAATATTTTTTTTCAAACTTAATAATAAATTCTTTTCCTTCAGCTTGCGCTTCACGCAGTGCCTGTATGTCTGCAAGATAATAACGATATGACCGTGAGTGCTCTTTCGCTTTATCAAGCAATCTGTTAGCGTCGTAAAGCTCGCCAATTGTTGCTTGCCGTACATTATCAAATGCCTGCACAACAACTCCGATAACTTCACCACGCGGTATTACCATATTTAGCTTGAAATTAAAATTGCCATTCGTCCTTTCAATTTCGTATTTGTCATTTTCGTAAATGCAGTCGATCGAAATATTTTTGAATGGTGGGTTTTTCCCGCTTGTAAGTGCAAATTCAAATGCTGTTATTGCCGGGATAAATTCAACGATATTACCGAACGGAACGATAGAACCCATGTCAGGAAGTGAAGCACCCATGTACATTGCTTCAAGGAATGCATAGACAATCGACATTTGACCTTCTGCCGTTTTCCATGTGTCCTTGAAATTTGCAGTCATTATATATTTTGCATTTTTGTTGATTAGCATTTGAGTTGCGGGTTTGTCAATAAATTGACAAGATTGCTGCAATATCGCAGCGATGTTTGACTCAACCCATTTCGGAACTTCGGATGGCGACTTCGGTGCGGTAAAAATTGCAAGAGAATTATTTTGCTTATCGAACATGGCAATAAAATTATTTTTTGCTTCTGCTTCGGTATCGCCCTTACCGACGATTTTACAACTGTCACAAAAAAAGTAATAAATACCTTTCGCTGATTTTTTAACCTCAATATCTTTTTTGCATTTTGGACATTGTATTTTAACCATTGTCTTCTCCTTTTTTAATATTCGTGGATTCTTTCCATTTATTATATTGGTCGATGTTATCAAAAAAAGTCGCTTCTGTTAGCATTTCCGCTTCGATTTGTTCGATAGAATAATCCATTGCTTCCCATGAATCACATCCGGAACATGATCCATAAGAATATTCATAACTGAATACTCTGCCGTCTTTCAATAATACATCGACATCAATATAACCTTGATAATCATCCTCGTATTCTTCTTTTAATATTTTTTCAGCACCTAATCTATCCAAGACATTCTCAAGTATTTCTGAATATCTTCCAGAAAAATTATGTTCAAACATTATCTTCTCCTTTATATTTTATTTTTATGAATCTTGACGATTCAATTTCTTTAATCAATTTATTTTTTTTGCAGTAATTATATAACCGTTTATCTTTTTTAATTTCTGATAATCCAACTAATCGTTCTCCACCGCTTCGTTCTTGCCATGTTGCTATATCCTGTAATTCGCTATCTACAATCCCACGCAACACTTTTGCATTTTTCAGAAATATTGATAGAGCATTTTCTGCATCTTCTTTTTTTTGCTTCCATGCTTTCATTTGCCTGTCAGCTTCAATTCCTTCTTGTGCAGCTTGTAATGCGAACTGCAATTCTTCACCGGATATGACAACGAAATCTTCGTCAAGCTTCGGATACAATATTGCGATGTCGGTTTTATTCATCGCCAATTCTTTCGGAGGTTTATTTTTTTTCATGCACATATAGAAATAATGCGCAAGCTCCAATGTTCGCTCTTGAACACGTCGGTCAATTTTTATTTCCCAAACATTGAATCTGCTTGTATCGCATAATAGCGCAAGGAAGGCATTATCAATTTTTTTACCGTATTCTTCTTGATAAATTGCAGCTTGGAATTGTATTTGGAAATAATTCCTTAGCGGTATCCCCTGATGTCCCGCCATGTCAAAATCGTAACCAGAATAAACATCATCACGACGTTTCGAAGACCAATATTTCGCAGTCTTCGCTTCGATGATGGTATATTCATTTTTGCTTTCTTTTATACAGTCGGCATGAGCGACTGCAAATTCATTTTCTGATTCAGTGTGATGCAGATAATTTGTGTACTGCGTTTGCGGTGCGGTCGGGTAGCCGTCACGTTGCTTGTCGAACTCACATAACATATATCCTTGCAATGTTTTTTTTGCGATAGATTCTTTATCCCGTTGGGATATAAATTCATAGAGCACAATCGGTTCGAGAACGTTCCCCATGTGTGCTTCATATCCAGCCTGTGGTTTTTCTATCAATCCTTTTTTGATTTGATAAAGTGTTTGCGGTGTCTGGCCATAACCTGCGAGGCTTTCATATTTGTTCGGATGCTTTATCAATATTGAAATTTCAGAAGCACCAATTTTATTTTTTCTTGATTTGCTAAAATTTGCGATGTATCGCATATTGCAATTATATCCTTATAAATAATTTTTTACTGCTCTTGCAAATAAATCATTGATGTAGTTCATATTATTTTATTTTGTGTATCATTAAAGGTATCAATTAAATTTATTAAAGATTTCAACCTTTCATATCTCGCTTTCATGTCATCAATCTTTTTATAATAATCGAGACCATCAATAATTCCAATTGCTTCATAATTTCCGACTTTCTTATTAAGTATTGCTTCATATTCTCTCAATGAATCAACATCAATTTTTGATATAAAAATAAATAATGCTTCCATTTGTTCAGCCAACGAGTATGCTTTTTCTTTTTCCATTTTTTTCTCCTATAAATAATTTTTTACTGCTCTTACAAATAAATCATTTCTCTTTTCCAACCCATTTTTTAAAATCTGCATTTTTTCTTTTTTTGTCAACGGCTTATTATCGCCTTCCGTTGCTTCTCCTTCGGCAATGGCATGGTGAAATTCTTTGTTGCGCATCGATTCGATATGTTCTTCATCCAGCAATACAAGCTCACCATCAACCAACACAGGAAGTTTGCGTTTTTTTTCGCTTTCAATTACTGCGTTGTAAAAATCATATCCGCAAATGTGGCAATATCGATTCTGTTCTGCGTTCATAACAGAGCATACCGGGCATAGTTTCATGTGCGGTACTGCATAGCCTTCCTGTTCTTCATCGCTATCACCACTCAACTTCCATTCCCTGTCCATCTCCGGCCGTCCATGAATGAAGCTATTGCCAACCGGGTCCACGATGATACCGTATTGTTTGTTTTTGTCAGAACGCAGTACCCGACCGATGAATTGCAGATAGATTGTCAAGCTCATGGTACGCCGTAAAAAAATCAATCCATATAATCCCGGAATATCCATGCCTTCAACGCCAATCCCGACAGTGCAGATACCATTTATTTTTTTCTGCCTTATCAAGCGGATTATGCGCTTACGATCCGAATATGGTAACTTGCTATGTATATGCTCAAATTTCCATCCTGCACCATTGAATTGTTGCGTCATGTTCTGAGCATGGTCGAAGGTGGAACACGCAACAATCGTCGGTGCACCGCAGAAAATCGTTTTGTAATTTTTCAGAATATTGCCAACAATTTTCGGCTTTCCTAATTGTTGCGCTTGTTCTTCAACATCATAATCGCCGTTCTGCATACGCACGTTGAGTTTATACATTTCCGGGACAACAAGCAATGGCTTGGCAAGATATCCGGCGTCGATTGCTTCCTGCATGGTTATTGTCTGCACAATATCGGTGTAAATATTTTCGAAACTTTTTCCATCAAGCCTTTTTGGCGTTGCCGTTAATCCCATCCGCAATGAATTATTGTAGTAGGTATGAATATTGTCCCACGTTTCGGCACGGGAATGTTGGCACTCGTCTGTTACGATTATATCGGGCTTGAAACGTTCGGGAAGTTTCGACAAAATATTATTCAGCGACATTGGCATACAAATGTATACCATTTTATTCCTGCCCGTGACTCCATCCTGATTGATATATCCGTAGTCAATACTATATCGGGATAATTGCATAAGCCATTGCTGGAATATTTCATCCTGCGGTGTGAGTACAAAAATTCTTTGATTCAGTTTTATCCTGTCTGCGATAATAGCAATAGCCGTTATTGTTTTTCCGGTACCGGTCGGCGACACAAAGAGCGGATGCCGATGTGCATTCAACAATCGGTTTGTCAATATGCGTGCTTCGTTTTGAAATGGAAATAGTTGCATTACTGTATTTTTCTCATTTCCTTTGTTTTTGCGTTTACAACTTTTCGGCAATCTGGTTTGTCGATTTTCTGCAATAACCATCCAGCGATAAAACCTAAAATAAAATATAAAAAGTAATTCATTTTATTAACCCCCATATTTTTAATATTTCCATCGCACTATCAAAATTTCTAACAATAGCAACTTTGTAATTGTGTGCGATAAGATAATCAATAATAATTTGTTGATTTTTAGAAAGTTCTCCTTTTTCGCTTTTAAATTCTAAAAAATAAATTTTTTGATTTTTCAATATTGCAAGGTCTGGCATACCAGGCACCATGCCACGTTTTTTCAATGCATTCAATTCTGCGAACGATATATTCCAATGCTCGTTTGGAATTGAAAAGTAAAAAATATTGTTGAGCGATAAATATTCGCATGTTATTTGTTGCAATCTACTTTCCTGTCTTGTCATCAGTTCACCTCTATTGAATCAAAATAATATTTCCTTGCCTGTTCGAAAATTTGTTCTTCGCAATTGTAATAATTTACAATCTTTCGTATTTGTTCATCTGTCAAATCGACCATGAAGCCTTGTGGATTTTTTTTGTCCGGGATGAAGCGCATAAATCCGTGCAGTGTATAATTACATTCCGCACAATCGCCATCATCGGCATAAAGTGCCGTGCCGGGTGCAAGGCAATGCGGTTGCGATCTTTCCGGCACATAGCGTGATACGCCGGCAATAATAATTACTTCACAATAATTTTCCTCTGGTAATTGTAGGATGATATCGATGTCAAGATACATTGCGCCACCCCCCTATTCCTTCAATTTATCCTTTTCCAATTTTTCTATTATGATATTATAAGCTTGCTCGATACTGTCAAAAGTATAACCCGGAAACATTCGCCAGAATATGTCAAAAATCATTCTATCGGCCCCAATTATTTTATATTCATCTATTGAAAGTGGATTATCAGGAACTATGAATTCTCTTACACCATAATCATCGACAATTGTTGAACGTCTCCCTGGAACGCATTCTCCAACAATATAATTATCTCTTGCTATACAGGGCGTTAAATTATTTAAAAAACAACCACAACTTTTGCAGCGAAGTCCATCATAACCATTCAAAATCAAGTAATCTTTAATAATTTCCTTACAATTTTTTATTTCCATTTTTTACCCTTCCACTTAATCATTCATTGAAATTTCAATGACACTATTTTCTTCCAACGTTACCCTACTAATATTTTTTGTAATTTTAATTTTGATATTTCCTTTCTCATCCATTAGCAAAAATCCAATTATTTTATTCTCAAATTTCAAGTTTCCGATTATTTGTATCATCATTTTCTTTCCTCTTATTTTCAACATGTGATATAATCAAATCCCGCATTGACTTCGAATATCCACTTGATTTATTCATAATCTTTTCATATTCTTTTTCCAGGTCAATCCCCTTCTCGATAAGTTCTTCTATTCTTTTATCATTTCGTGCATTTTGATGAGAGTATAATCCTGCTATAGCTGCAAATGTTGCAAGTGTTGCAAATTTCATCTTATTATTCATATTACTTTTCTCCTTATTGTTCTCATCCTTCCAATACTTCCTTATCATTTTTACTACTGTCCTCTATCTTATTAACCACGTTGCCAATGTTCCCATCACTTTTCTCATGCTTGCCAATATATTCCGCCATATTTTCAAAAATTTCTTTATCATGATGTTTATTTGTCGCTGATATAACAGCAAGCTCTTCCGCCCAGCCACGAACTCTGTAATATAACTCCATTACCTTTTTATGCCATCTTTCCCGCCTATCGTCCCGTTCTTCCAATCGCATAATTTCAGCGATGTACCCATCCTCTTTGATTTGATATTCCAATTCATATTTTTTCTTAATTTTTTCAATCTGTAAATTGTACTCACTCCGCAATCGTTTTTCTTGCTCTTGCAACCTTCTATGAATTTCATCCCTAATCATATTGCGGTGGATATAATTTTCGCTATGATAGCTCGCGATGTACCAATCAATAAATGTTGTGATTGGATGCCTGAATATTCTTCTGTTCATAACGAAAGTAACCATATGCAAATTATTATACATATTATCGATACTGCGATAAAAAATGCTGGAATAAATGTGCTCATTACTTAACCTCCTTGTTTAAAGTATTTCTTAATATCTTCAGTTTCAATTTCTTCTTTTTTATCACCATCAGGTGCATATTCAGAAAGGTATAATGCGACAAGACATGCCATTTCTTGTCCATTGGAAGGACTTTTATTATCTTTTAATGTCCTAATATCTGTGATAGAAATCTTTTTTTTTAGGTGATGTCTCTTGAGATGTCTTTTCATTATCAGATATTTCATCTCTATCTTTATCCATACTTCTAGATGTAGAAGATAAATGAATATCTAAGTGATCACATGCGGCCTTAATTGCAATTGGCCGTGATGCTTCATCTAGATCTTTCAAGGCATTAATTACTTCATCAATAGCTGTTCCAAGTGTTTTACTCATATTTTCCTCCATTCAATTCAAAATACTAATATTTAATAAGCGAGGCCAGGACGGCCGAGCCAAAGTTTATCGCGCTTATTGCGTACAACTCCGGTATATCTGCAATACTGCACATATTCTTCCATTTTGGTGTTATATCTTCAGTATTGCGTATATAAATCCCCCTAGATGAACCTTCTATCTTCTCGATTTTCCTTCCTCTCAACTTTTTATACCTCCGTCTGTAAATCGCACAATTCCTTTATATTCGCTTGTACGCTTAAACTGTATTCGCAATACAGCATCGCACTTTATTTTTACCATATCGGATAGTTCGTTGAATCGTTTTTTCAAATCAGCAAAATTTTTCTCACTGCAAAAAACCGTCGCCGACTGTTCGTCAAATTTTTCTATTACCCAACCCAATCGTTCAGCGACTGCACACGCCTGCTTGATATTTCTATTCATCGTCTTTCTCCTTTGAAATAATATTTATATAAGATTCGCAATCATCAATAAATTTATTTATTTTTAAAAGATTATTTTCTATTCCAATTTTTTCTTTGCTTGCTACCTCGAACACGAAATAAAGGTAATATATTTCAAAAACTTTATAAATTTTTTCATCATTTTCCAGACATAAATTTGGTTCATAATCATTTAAAAAAATATTAAATATATGTTTTACTTCTTTTATTATTTCCTCGCCATCCGCAGAGCATATTAAGTTATATATATACTTTTTATTTTCATCTTTTTTTGATATTTCTATGAATTTAATAATATTTTGCAATTCACTAAGATTCCCATTTTCAAAAATATCATTAATAAATTTATAACCCATTATTTCTGTTTTATTTTTGTAAATATAGTATATATAATTATTAAGTTTACAGATTCTAATGAAATTATTTCTTTTATCAATATCTCCTTCGCAATTGTTCTTTTTTTCTTTCGCAAATTTGAGAGCGCACAATAAATAACAAATCTGGTAATATTTATAAAAATTAATACTTTCTTCACAACGGGTATGTTTTTCATTAGTATAATCGCAATATCTTGCCCAATTTTTTTCCAATTTATCTTTTATGTTTCCATCGTCGCAAATAAATTTATGAATCTCATCATTATTGCATTTATAGTAATATTCTATTCGCTCTATAAGCCCAATTATACTCTTTAAGTATTTATAATTTTTATTATTAATAATCAATTGCAGAAATTCATCGCTCGTAACATCAATCATCTTTTTTCTCCTGCTTTTGTTGTTTCTTATACAATTCCAACAAAAATTTTCCCAACCCCGAACCTTTCTTGTTCGCTTCAGCTTTTGCTTTTTTTATTATCTCTTTGTCCCTGTCAGAAATAAAAATTGTCACGTTCATTTTGTACTCTCCTATTGTCAATATAATGCTAATATACATATAAATGTTAATATTGCAACCAACCGATAGAGAAAATTATCCATTTTTTTCCATCGAAACTGGATAAATCAAAAGTCCATTTTTTTTTGCAAATTGCCATTTTTCCTTCGTTTCAGCCGGTATGTCATAATCAACAAGCGATTGCCAGCGTGGCTTTTTCTTGTATTCGTATCTGCATCGCCGGCACCAACTGTCATAATACAGACCCAACTTCTTCTGAACAATGTCGAAGTCTGCAACTGGCAATCGCCCGCCGCATCTCGAACACGGCAGAAAATCTGGATTCTTATCAATGTTACGATACCCTCTGTTCATCTTTTTTCTCCTGTTAATATAATAATGCCGTCCCTTCCTTTTTCTCGCACTCAAAGCATTTCGGTAGCTTCTTCGGAAGTTCACCGGGTTTTATGGAATTATCTAATAGCATAATTTCCTTCCCACAATCGCAATGATAGATGAAGTATCTATCATCATTTTTTATCTTTAGACGTTGCTCGATTTTCATTTGTCAAATCCTGTTTAATTTTCTAATTTCTGAGAGTGCTATATCGGTAGCAACTCTATTTATTTCTTCCACCAGTTCATCGCCGAAAGTATAATCGACAAATTGATGGTAATAATGACTATATACAATGCAATTTACATCAGTCAATATTTTTCTGCCATTAATAATATCGTTATGATAAATCAATTCAAAGTCACTAAATGTATATTTGTGACCTTTAATCTTTTTTGTTATTTCTTTATTAATTTTTGTAACCATTTTTTTTACCATCCTTTATTAATTTTTTTTCATCCCACTATTGGAAGCTAAAATTTGTATTTGTTTACTTAATTAAACAATTGAATGTATTCTCATTTTTCGTCAAGAAGACCAGCACCTTCTTGTCATGCCAATATCCCTTAACATCCTCTAACACGGCGCCATCAACCGTTTTTTTGTTGTCGTCAAGAGCTTCCCTTACAGCCGAAGCTCTAATTCCCATATCGATTATTTTTTCCCATGCTTGCTGTGAACACCTGCAATTGTGTTCGTCAAACATTTGGATACTTACGTAATTTGAGTTTTTTTTCATGTCATTACCATCCTTTTTTAATTTTTTTCATCCCACTATTGGAAGCTTAAATTATAAAATATTAATAATCGTTTTCCACATCTTTAATGTTTTCAATTTGTAATGTCAATCCTTGAAAATCATAATACTCCGAACCATTGTTAACTGAAGTTTCATAATCACCGTAATGCTGCTTAATTGTGTTTACTAATTCGTCTAATTCCGAACTCTTCATCCCTTTGCCATTAATTTTAATATTCATTTTGCGTCCTCCTAATCTTTTATTTTTAATTCTTATACTAACAATATACATATACATATATGATTTGTCAAGTATTTTTGCAATTTTTTTCCATTTTTTCGTAATTTTTTTATATGTGCAAAAGCTTTGCCTATGTACATTTTATTTTGTGCTCTCAAAATGGTATATCGTCGTCATCGTCATTATACGTGTTGTCAGATTTTTGTTCTTCGCTATCGTCAAGCTTAACTCTAAAAATGTCACCGTCCCGTGTGTGGATGAATGTTATACGTTCTTCAAGCTTCAATTTTTCGTAAAAATTGTTTCTGCCATACGCAGTCCGCTTCTCTTCTACGCACCAATCACTATACATGTCATATAATACCTTCGGTCGATACGAATCAATCGAACCATTGTAAATTTCTTCGTGCAAAAATTGCGTTATGCTGCTACTGCTAATCACCCACTCGCTCCGTTCATTTTCAACCCACTGCGGCGTTATGAAATCGAAATTATTTTGTATCAACAATTCAATCCCACGAAGGGCGAAACCTAAAATGGCCGGGCGTTCGTCAAATTTTTTGTCTTTGTGATTGCCGCTTTCTTCGCCTTTTTTCTTCAACCCACAAATTTTTTCAAGAAGGTAGACATCGGGGTTTTTTATTTTTTTCTTGTACGGAATATAGACCAGCCTTCGTTCCAATCCTTCAGTGCCGCCAGCGACACTGAACGCATGATTTGAAATGAAAAACATAGCAACACTTATTCTCACACCTTTTATCGAATCTTTATTTTTTTTCTCTATCGTGATATTACGCTGGCCAGAATAATTTTTTATGAAATCATCAGGCAACGCAAGATTTGCTTTTACGTCATCATCAACGAAAATTTTAGCGCCCCACAAATCCGAAGAAGCAAATCGATTGTCCATATCTTTTATGCGCCGCGATACAAAAAATTCACTACCAATAAGTGTTTGTAACAATTCAATGAAAAAAGATTTGCCAGTATTCTGCCCGCCGTATAGCGCAAAAAATCGGGGTTTTCTCTTAACAGGATTAATGCAGTAAGCGATTACCTGCGAAAAAAAATCTATTGTCTTCGCAAGTTCATTTTCATAATCATCGCAATCAGCTGGGATAAGTGATTTTATATAATGATAGAATGAAGGCGCCATATCGGACAAATCTCTTCTATTATATAGTGAAATATCGAAATCAAAATCAAGACAGTTTAGCGGATATAATTCCCTGAAAAAATTTTCACCTTTTTCCTGCCTGCTATGGAATATAAATCCGTCATCGGTAATCTCAACCGCACCATTTTTGATATGAATGTAAGGTTTCAACGCACTATCCTTAAACGGGTTTGTTGAGTAAAATTTCCGGGAGTATCTGCTCAAAAATGAAATTGTATTTTGAATGTATGTATGTATTGCTTTATCATTATTATCTAAAAATTCGACAATATGTATCTCTATCCATTTCTGTATATCGCTCTCAATATTTATTTTCAATCGCTCTTGCCAATAATGTTTTTTTTCGTCGTAAACGTAAAATATCCCGTCGATCTGCTCGAGATTATTTTCACCATAGAGCGATTTGCGCGCCGCATGGAAAGTATCATATGGCGTCATCAATGATTCTATCTTTTCTTGCTCTTTTTCTTCTATTATATTGTTATTAATAAATTCTACAATATCAATACCTTCTTCTACTGCATCGACTATATCCCACCCGTCTTTTTTATTTACCACATTTATCAATTTAGCCGACGGTATTTTTTCAAGTATGGCTTTCGCTGCCTTTTGTCCTACTTCATCCGCATCAGGCCATATATACACTTCTCTATCATCGAGTACGCTAAAATCAATTCTGTTAACATTCCCTGTTCCACCAATCCACGTTACAACAACAAATCCTTCAATTTCTACATTCGCACATTTTTCACCTTCGACTATTAATACCTTTAATTTATTTCCTCGCAATTTATTTTCGTGATATAACGGTATGCGAATATTCTCTGGACGCCCTGGCACCCAGCCTTTGTCAGTATAATAGAATGGTATGGTACTTTTTTCTTTTTTCTTTTTTCCTGTATCTTTTTCATATCGGCAAACACATAGTATTAGTTCGCCTTCGTAATTGCGATACGGATATATAGCGACGGGCTCTCCGTATCTATCGATATAATATTTTTCTTTTACTTTATCGGATAGGGAATTTTTTGAATCTTCGGGGGCAGGAATTATTGCTTTCTCTTTTTCTTTCTTTTCTTTTTTTTCGTTTGCATCAGGCATAATCCCACCACTGTCAGCTATTATTTTTTTCGCTGCTTCGACCTTCGAGATATTAAAAGCTCGTGCAACAAGGTCAAAAAAATTGCCACCTTCGCCAGTAGCTTTATCGTGCCACAACCCCGTATTGACGTTTATGCTGAATGTACCGCTCTTAACATGCTCGTCATGTCGCAGCGGCGACAGCGTAGCATATTCGCCAGTCATCGCAATATACTTCGCATCATGAGCGCTGAAATAACGCTCAATCAATCGTAGAGATATGCACCGGGTCGCTTCCTCAAATATATTTTCGCCCATATGTTATTTGTGCAATGCGTTCTTTATTTTTGCTTGCACATCTACATCAACCATAAACAACCGCAACAATTCCAATATTAATGTCCCCATTGACACCCCCAATTGTGCTGCTGCAATCTTCGTATCACGATGCAGTGCAATATCAACATCTGCTATAAATCTTTTTTTTGTTATCATTATTTTATCCTAACAATTTGATTTGATATCTCCATTCCTACATCACCAAACGCAAACTGTCAATATCTTTTTTTATATAATTGTATATATTTACTACACAAACATTACCCATCTATTTCAGTATTTCATTTATTACTCTAATATACTCTCATTCCGACGTTTGAGTCAGCAACTTATCCACAATTGTGAATAACTTTTTTTGCTCCAAAGTGGTCACAAAACGGTCACAAAGTTATCACATTATGACATAAAGTTATCACATGCCTATATATTTCTCATCACCATATTTATTTTATTGTTTATTTTATTTTGCATAACCGTGTAATTTTCTGTGATAACTAATTTTTGTGATAACTTTTACCCCCTCTGTGATAACTTTGTGATAACTTTGAAAGTCGCATATTGTGCAATAAACGCCTGTAATCGCCTGTAATCGCCCCAGTGACCATGTGATAACTTTGGAGTCAATTCCTGGAGGGGATAGGATATTTTTTATTTTTAATAAGTATCAAAAAATTGTTATTACATATCCCGGAGCGATTTGGCAAAAAAGTTATCAAGTTATCACATTATGTACAAATGCTATATTATATTGTAATACACTATACATGAACGTAAAAAATAAAAGATATCAATAACATTATATATGTCACGTCAAATTCATATTCAATATTATTTATATGTTGTATGTATCTATGTCATTAGCTATAGTATATCATTGTGAACGCTCCCACTCGTAAAAAAATATTTATTTTCGTCGGGGAATAAAAAAAATATTTAGTAAATAAATTGACAAGATGATGTTGTTATGGGTCCTGCCGGAGAATGCCCGGAAATCGACATG